AACTGGCGGGTTTGCTTAGGCCAGTTGCCGAAGAAGTGTTGGTCTGTCTTATAATTCTCAAAACCATTCTTACCACCGTCTGTCCACAGAGCAGCTAACGACGTTGCATCATCGGTGTGATCACCCGCTTTTTCTTCAACCGATAACCTAGCCCTAATGGATAACCCTATTTCGTAGTGGAATGTGCAGACATCTAAAGTTTTCTGAGCAACGTCGCTCTCGTAATTTTCAGTAGCACTAGTAGCCTTATCTATCTGTGCGACACCCCACTTACTGTTAAGAAGTGAGGAAACAGGTTGAAAGGTCATTGCACTCTCTTTCTCTTTGCCCTTTTTCATCGGAGCAGATCCGTTAGCGGTGTAGTCTGCACCTGTCGCATTGAAATCGTTTAACTGAGCTTCTTCCCTCTCTGCTTTCGGTGAGTGGTCGATGCCAGAAAGTATAAACTCCATACCAGCGGTTGACTCATTCTTTGCTGCTCCCCAGTCTGTTCTGTCGGAGCCAATGCCATTTTTTTCATCTATAATTGACTCAACTTCAGCCGCTTGACCTTCAGTCAGGTTAGCTTCATCCGGGTCCATCATCCTATCTATGGCTTGAGTCATAAAAGTGTTCTTGCGTGCAAATCCTTGGTAAAGAGCGTGCATAGAAATGTCAACCATTCCCACTGTGGGAATCATGTCAGGGCTGAACTTTAGTAAGTTAACGCTAACACTATTGATGTAACCATCTACCATAAAGTTTTCTGAAAACACACACCTAACAGGGTGTGGTATCAAAAATGCAGAGTTGCCAACGTTCATGTTAAGCATGTCATTTTGCATGGAGTCGTCAACCAAAACGGCTGTGCCGCTATCGTCTTCTTCCTCATCATACAGCGTGGTTGCTTGATAGGTGGCATACGCCTTTGCATATTCATAAAACTCGTGTGATATTCTCTGACCAGTTATGCTGTCTAACACCATGATGTCGGCCAGCACTCCCAACCTTTGTGCAAACTCTTCGGTTGTGTTGTGTTGCACGTTTGAACTATCAGAGAGATTAAGCAACAGAGCATCCAGCGGATGTTGTGCACCGCTGGCTCTATTTTCAGCCTCGTCTGTTGTGAAGAATCCGGGAGGGTTCTGCATAACCTCAGCCTCACGATTAAACAGCATCTGCCAAGAAAATGTCATGTCGCCAATACCGGGCATGAGTAGCTGCTCAGGGGATTGATTGATCCAGAGTTGTGTGTCTGCCCTAGCCTGCACATCTCTACGTAGTTGGTTAGGGTTGAATTGAAAATTCAATTTAGTCATGGGCGGTGCTGGCGGCACCCTTTCAGAGCTTGTGCCACTGTCTACACTATTTGCATCTGGAGACACACCTCCAGTAGGGCCTCTATTGTCCAGTAGTAGGCGCATGTAACCACGTTGTAGTTTGTTGTCTAAAGGTAGTTGTGTCGGGTAGTTATTAAAAGGTGGATTAGTAAGGGAGTAGCCGACTGCCTCCGACATACCCCTACCCGAAGTTAGTCCCATGTCTCCTTGCCCAGCAGGCATTATGACCTCCTCAATGCACGTATAGCACTAGACGTTTCGATAATGCTTATCACTCGTTGTGCCAAACGCTCTGCGTCTGTATTAGTGTTGCCAGAACCTTGTAGGTTTATGGTTGGCGATATAGTAATTACAGAGCCACCACCCATAGATTCACCATCTCCGATGTCGGTGTAACCACCAAAAGACATAGAGTCTATGGCGGCAGGAATAGTCATACCAAAGGTGCTAACCGATGCGGGTGTTGATGAAGGTGCTGAAACACTGTTAGAGTTCACATGCCTAATAGCTGTTGCCGCATTACCTCGCACGTCGCCTGTATTTTTGACATGAGCAGGAGCTACGTGCCACGGCTCACCAAAACTTCCACCGTGTCTTAATCCAAATCTTGCGGCGTTAGCCTGTATCCAACCATATGATGACTTCGGACCAAGGTCAGCGGCATGGCCTGTTTCATGAAGTGACCTTCCCGGAGGTGCTGCTGGACTGGCTCCCGGATTAATACTCCAAGTTTGGCCATTCCATGATACATCTCCGTCAGGGTTTGGTGTGTATCTGCTTCTAAACAAGTTTTCTTGCTTCACACTACTACGCACACCACTAGTTAAACTCAGTGGTACGCCTTCTGCATCAGCAGCATTTTTCATTCTTCTAAGACTCGAAGAAAACCCACTGTCCATTCCGGGCTGGGCTAGGTGCTCTGTGTCACCCATGCCAAATGCTCCGCCTACGGACTTTAGAATACTTCCTCCCGCACGCATCCACCACTTGTTCTTAAGACTTATCTCAGCACCAACAATGCCACTGAGGGTGTCTTCAAGTAACTGGAACTTCTCAATGAGACCTTGAGTATTCTTCTCTAGTTGTGCGAAATTATCTACCTGTCTTCTGTAGAACTTCTCCTGCCTAACAGTCTCTGTCATTCTGGTGCGTTGTTCCTCCATAGCAAAGGAGTCATCAACGCCAAGCATTTCTCTGTCAGATTGCTTGGATGGGTCATAAAACCCACGTCCACCGGCTTCTCTAAAGTTGACGTTCTGCTGGGCGTACTGTAGCAACATGTTTTGCATGTCTTCAGGTAAACCTGCACGTCTAAGATTTGCTCTAGTCATAGAACCGGGCTGAAAAGCACCTGCAACCATAGCCTCGTTAGTTAATCCGAATCGTTGTATCATATTCTGCATAACTGCCATGGGGTCATTTACACGACCACCCGGACCATATAGGCCCATACCTGTAAGTAGTGTCATCATGTTTGATGATCCGGGCTGTGCTAGGGCATTGATCATTCCACCAGCTTGGCTAGTAGAAATTCCAAACCCTTGTGAAACCCTCATAGCTTCTACAGAGCCAGCCATCTGGTTTGCATTTATACCTGTAGCTGCTTGCAAACCTAACAATGGCTCAATGCCATTTGGACCAAGCAGCCTACTAGCTAATGGTTGGCGATACTGCGATTGATAACCAAGTTGGGTACCACCGTACATTTGGCGATACAGTAAACCTGTTCTATCGGCAGTTAGCATGTACGGATAGGCACCTTCAATACGTGACTGTATTGCCCCGTGTGCGGCTTGTATACCCTGTATAGCAAAGTCAGTCATGGCTGCCCCACGACTTCTTCCACCGCCGTCAGGTCCTCCTCCATCCTTGAGCCAGTTGCCTGCTCTTTGAGCATAACTTGGCCCTTGGCTTATGTAGTCTGGGTTAGTGGCAACGCCACCCGCATCGGTTCTGCCTACACCACCGCTACCACCGCCACCGCCAGAAATACCACTTATTGTTTTAGTAAGTACTCCAGCTTGCTTATTGGCTTCCTTAAAGCTTTCTGTTAGTGATTTAACAATAGAGACTACACGCTTTAAACCTTCGGCAAGCTTTTTAACTTCACCGTCGTCAACTTTCATGCGGGCTTTCATAGTTTGAAAACCAGCTTCTCGTCTACCTCCCGTGTTTACACTTTCTTGGTTTAGTTGATCGTCACCAATAGCCATTAGGAAGTGGCCCTCCATCTAGCCATCTCAGACCAAAAAGATCGGTGTCGCACCGACATATCCCGTATGTCGCTCAACGAAAAGCCGGGATAGCCTTGAGCGATTATGTCATATTCCCAATAAACGTGAGTCAAATTAACTAAATAAAAGTGAGGCCCAGTCGAGCATCATGATGATTGGTTCATCACAATGGGCGCACGGGGCTTCCACCTCCTCCAAACTCGGACCGGGTTGGTCGTCCAACACGGTGTCAACAATCGTTCTACGGTCAGCAACAGACAGAGCCTTTGCCCACTGTTCCTTGACCTTAAAAGACCTGTCGTCAGACCACACAACACTGTGTGCAACAATAGACGTAGTCTGTTCTGCAAGGGTTTCACCAGCCAGTGCAATAGCCTGAGCGTCTGCACCAGTCAAGTACTTAACATTAACATCCGTGCCATCTTTCAATAGCACTTTGCGAGGTTTTGTAAGTGACCCTTTAGCACTGGCAACTGGAAAATCAGTATCGAGATTTACCTGCACCTCACTAGATTCAGAGCAAGAGCCGCAAGTGACAGTGAACGTACGTACGTTCCCATACGTGGCCTTAACTACTCCAAGGAATAGTATGTCCCTGTCCCCAATCAACAAACTGTCAATTATAGACGAGTCATTAGAAACCTGTCGACCACCGATAGACATGACTGCACGAGCTAGTAATGCAGACGTGTAATCTGCATATGTCAGATCGTCTTGAGTACTAAGTCGAGCCAACTCTTCTTCATCCTCTCCAGTCATCTCTCGGACAGTCGCAGTTTTCTGCCACTTACCTGCGTCATCTTTAATACCACGAAGTAGCTTGACGGAAGTTGGTGCCGCCGTAGCCATTTCGGGTGGTTTATCTCTTATTGCTTCGTTAGCTGAAGCGGCATCCGCCGCCAAGTCTTCACTCATTAAGTCCTCCTATGTATTACGAGTTTTATATTATTTAAGCGTTTTCTTTAACTGCCCAATCCATCTCAAAACCTTCATGGTGTAACTGCATCTGTTGAATCAGTATGCCATTATCACCAGCGTTGAGATCACTTATTGAATAAGATCCGGGCCAAGCGTTGTACAGGTTCACTGTTAAGCGTGATTTTAAGTCGTTAGCAGTTACTGATGCTGATGGGTCTGTATCATACTTAAAACCACTGTCAGTCACAGGATGGTCATAAACGGAAACAGTAACTGTGCAACGGTACTCAGTACCAGTCTCTTCGTTCACTCCTCCCTTAGATCCGGGACTAACACCACCCTGCCACGCATGTAAGAACCGCTGCCAGTTGTACAGTGATTCCCCTGAGGCAGACGCAAAAACACCTCGCGCCAGCGACACTGGTGCAAAATCTGATTGGCCTACCATCTTGTGTGGATGTGTGTTCATACCACCCTCGCGGTAAGGTATGACCTCATTTGTAACTGCGATACCAGACATTTGAGCAAAGCCTAAGTTTGGCAGATTGTCTGCTAACTCTGCTAATGGGCTATCGCCGTGTGGTGTTATAGCAACCCGAAACTTAAAGTTTCTTAATGGGTCAGTGCGTAGTACTTTTGGCATATTTTATCCTCCTAGGAATTATCTAAAGCGCTTGCGCCGCCAGTCCATTGACTGACATTTATGATTATAAACTCAGCCGGATATTGCAAGGCCAAGCCAACTTCCACATGCAACTCACCGTTAGCAATAGTGGAAGTAGTATTGTTCGTTTGATCACATGTAACGTAAAAAGCCTGCGTTTGAGATGAGCCTTTAAGCCCGTTCTTAGACCACAAACTTCTTAATTCGTTTTCTATGACAGTTATTACTCGTTGTCTCAAGTTTGCATCGTTTGGTTCAAATACTGCAAACTTGGTTATTTCTTTACAACGAGCTTTAACAAAGTTAAGTGTTCGCCTGATTGGAATATACTTCTCTGGAGAAGTCACCGCCAATGTGCGGGTGCCGTTGATGATGGCTCCTGTACCCGGAACCAACCTAATGGGGTTGATGTTTGCAGCGTAAAGCGTACCCTCATCGGCTTCAGATAAATTGGCAACCAATCCGAAGACGTTACCAATATCCATGTTGTAGCCTGCTGGAGCTTTACCTACAGAACCAATCCGCTCTGCTTTACCATAAATGGCTGAAACAGCGCCACCTAATCCAGAGTTACGTAAAGCTGCTGGACCAGTCTTTGTTGGGTCCGCAACTTTAGCTGCTGGGTAGTACACAGC